CAGTATGAGCTGACCAATTTGTAGTCATAATTGGTTTTTTAACTAAACTAAATTCAAGTAATGGACGACCAAATCCTTCACCTCTAGTTAAATTAATCATAGCTTTTACTTTAGAATGATTATATAATTCATTCATTTCTGAATCTGTAAATTCACCATGTAAAAGGTATATGTTTGGTAAGTCTTTTGAATTAACTGTTTTTCTAATCATCTTAATACGTTTAAGAATTTCTTCTCTATCCATATATGATGATCCAACCATTGATGTTTTTAAAATAAGAGCTGGTTTTGTCTTTTTATTTTTAAATATCTCATAAAACGCCTTAATTAATAAGCCGACGTTTTTGCGGTCTTCACCTAAGTCGCCTTGAATCCAATGTCCTACAAAAAGATAAGCGAAACTTTCTTTAATTGAATCAAGTTCGATGTTTGTAATTTGATTTTGGTTTATAACATTATAAACATCTAAATTAGCACCTTCAAATAACACTTCAATTGGTTTTTGAAGTTGTATCATTCCTTCTACTTGATTTGTTTGTTGATTACGTCTTTCAAATTTACTTTCTTCAAATACTTTTTTCGAATGATTAGATGAAACTAAATTTAAATCCATTCTATTTAATCCTTCAATCCAATCAGGAGCACATACTGTTGTTTCAATACCTGCTGTTACACCAATATTGTATTTTCCTATAGGTTGAAATTCAGATGGAATTGTAATTTGCATCCATATTTCAGGTTGTTGAGTTAATTGGTTATTAGGTAAATTATGATTTAATAAAAATCCCCATTCTGGATTGTCTTTACAGAATCCCCAGGGTGTACTTCCCCATCTTTGGGGTAATAGTTTTACATTGTATTTATCAGTTTCGATGATTGCTTTAATTACATCGCGGCTTCTAGCTCCATATCCACTGTAACAATCAAATGGAGAAGAAATTACAAAAAGTGGTTTACTCATATAACTTATTTTAATATACTAATTTATGATTTACTGTGTTTTCTTTTACTTCATTACAATTTATTAACTCGTATTTTTCTCTTGGTTTCCAAGTTGCAAATAACTCATCAAACGCTTCTATTACTCTCTTACCTTGATGTTCACCTGTGAAGCCAGCTTCATCATTAATAGCCCATTCTCTACCTTTCAATCCTCTACGTCTTAGTTCTTCTCTACCTAAATTATAGGCGTTCATAATTTGAGCAGAGGCGTCTTCAGCTGTACATCTGTCATCCCAAATATAAGGAGTAACAGGTGAACCTACAATTGAACGATTAGTTGGGAATACTGGAAAAGCCCATTCACCGCATTCTTTTATAGTACCATTATGATTAGAGGGAAAATCAGCATCAAAATCAATCCATTTATTATTTTTAGAGAAACGCATTTGATCTTGCATTCCACCAGTAACATTAGCAATAATAGGACGGCCTGATAATATAGCTTCAGTTAAACTTAACCCCCAGCCTTCATTTGATGTTAATAGTATTTGAACATCAGCACAATTGTATAGTAAATTCATTTCATGTGTACTATACCTATTTGTTGAAAAATATACATTAAACTGAGGTCCAGTTAAGAATAATTCTCTAACTACTTCTAAATCAGTACCATGTTCACTCACAATTTCTGTATGTAATACAAAGGCACATTTCTTGGCTTTTTTAATAGGTAACTGATCTATAAACAAACGATATGCTAACATAGCATCTGGGATTTGTTTACGTCTAATATTCCTAGAGTTAAAGAATAATACAAAATCATATTCTTTGTCTCCAAATAAATTTTTCTTGAATTTCACTAAATCAGGATTGTCCTTATCAAGTGGTTTCATTATTTCATGATTCAAACCATGAGGAACATATCTCAGTAATTTTGGTGAGGGTTTATTTTTCATTTTTTTCATTTTTAATATAATTTAGAGAATTATTCTTCATTCAAATCTATATAAGGGATATCTCCATGCTTCAATATCATTTTATGAATGTTATGAGTTTGTTTTGAAATACCTAACAACATATCACAACTTTCATAAAAAGGAAGATTATAATATGGGCATGGTACGCTGTCCCAGATTGATAGATATACTATCGGAATTTTTCTTCTTATCTCATTTTCCATTTGGAAAATATGAACGAAGTAACGTGGATCAGTGATCAACATTATAGCGTCTGGTTTTTCGAACTCAATTAGTTGCCTAACTAGTTCTTGAGAGCCATATCCACTTACAGGATATAATGTTACAGATGAGTCTGTTAAACCAGTTACACCATTAGTGTCTTGAGATAAATCAAAACGCTTACCTTCATCAGGATGTTGAATTGATCCTCCGAGTGTGACCCAATTAAAGTGTTGAGCTGTATGTATAACAATCTCTCTTCCCACTGTCGCTACACCACTATGGACTCGAATATCGTCTGTGATGAGCATTATTTTTTTCCTTTTTTCAGGAGGTAAATACGAAAACTTTGAATTCATATAACTTTTTTAGTTTAGATTAATTTTCTTGTTCAATTTCAATATTAGTGTGGTTGTGAATTTGCTTTCTAAATTCTGGGTTGGTTAAGTATAGATGCATTGCTCTATCTGTTAATTTTTGTAATGAGAATTTGTACTTGACACATGCAATACGAAACTCATCCCATATAGTACTGTTAACCTTTACACTAGTTAAAACTTGTGAATTTTTCATATACTTGGTATTTTATTTGTTGTATATAAATATATGCAAGTTTATGAAGACATACCTTTATCGCAAAATTCTTTTTTATTAAATGGACAATATAAACAATTATTCCTTGATGGATTAGCCGGGAAAGAACCATCATAGTATTTGCCATTTTTATCAAATGCCTCCTCTATAAATTCAGATACAGCTTTTGAGGCTTTACTTAATTTAATTTTTCCACTGGCTGGAGAGAATAATTGGATTCTACTTTGGGGAAATTCTGATTCTTCCCATATTTTCCTTTTAACAATAAAGAACTCAATTTCAATGTTGTCTACAGGAACATTATATATTTGGCTGAAATATTGTTTGTATAATATGAGTTGGAATTGTTTTATTTCGTCTTTTTTAGCTTTATCATTCCATCCTCTAGTGCTTGTTTTAATGTCTATGATCTTAAAAGTATTAGTTGGTTCATGATATAATACTAAATCAAGATAACCTTTATAAATAACATTTTTATGTTCAGGGTGAGGTGAGAGTTGAATAGGTATTTCACAACCTATTAAGTACCATCCCCTCTTACCAAAGTAAGATCCTTTTTTCTTCTTGAAGAACTTTAGAATTTCTAAACCATCTTCATAAAATTCTCTTAATTCTATAGGATCACTAAAGTGTACTTTTTTATTGGCTTCATATTCTTTTCTATATACTTCACCTAACTTGTCTTGGAAATAAGTTTCTACATCAATTCGGTCAGCCTCAGCTCCACTTTTCTCATAAAATACAGTAATGTAATTTTGTAATGTTTCATGTAACGCGGTACCAAAAACAGCATGAACAGAGGGCTCAGAGATATAATTCCCTTGTCTGTATTGTAAGTCCCATTTTTTAGGACAGGAACGAAACATAGACATCTGACTATAGGATATAGTTTTCATGTAACTATAGTCCATTTCAGGGAAACTATGTTTCTGAATTTCCTTTATTATTTTAGGTATCTTTTTCTTCACTACTTATTTTTTCCATTTCTCCCTCAAGACCATCATCGCTATAATTCCATAATTGGCCAAGTCAATAAAACTATCTATCATTGACTCACCATCAACATAATTTTGTCCGTTTCGTTTAATTAAGTTTTTCAGTCGATTGATTTTATCATTACAGCGCAACCAAATACCCATCACAGACAGTTTAATATCTTCTTTATCTTCTAATGTTGAACCTAAGGCAATATTTTGTAACCCATAGTCTAACATTTTCTGAGCGAATAACTTGTATTGTTCTTGCTGGATTTGTTTGAACTCGTTTGCTAATATTGGGTATTCTTTTTCAAAGTCTTTAATTGCATTTTCTTTTTCAAAAATTGAAATATTTGTCATAAAACTAATTCTTTTAGTAATTTTTTCTGTTCTTTCTCATCCACACCATGTCTAGTTAAAATATCTATGATGCCTTCTTTACCTAAAATATAAGTATATTCTTCAGCTTCTCCAAGCGAGATGGTGTATTCTTTTGCAATATATTGTAAAAGAGTATCTGAGGTACGTTTTTTAGCAGGTTTGATGTATTTCAACCAAACGTTTTTCTTAGGCATCATATCACAGTATATTCTATATATTTTTTCTTTTTCAGCGTATGGGATTGTTTGTATATAATTGACTATATCAATGTATTCTTGGTTCATTGATAAGTAGCGGTGTGTCATAAAAACGTTAAATGAAGCTCTATCATCTTCACTGAATGAGCTCCATTTACGTTTATTTACTGTAATTTCTTTAATCCAGTCAAATATTACCATGTTATTCTTTGGTTTCAAATTCTTCTCTTAATTCTTTAGGTAACAACTCAGTTAGAATATGCCCTGACTCAACATCATAAAATACTGGGATGGGGATAATAGCGTCTTCTGGAGTGCCGGCCACAAATTTAGAGATTTTCTTTAAAATAACACCTTCGGCAAATATACAATTTCCTTCAGGTGAGCATATTGTTTGTGCTGATTTAAGGTCAATGTTCAGCTTCATTTTGTTTTGGTTTTCCATATTATATATTTTGTAAAATTTTACTAACACATGCCATAAAACATAATTCTTGATCTATTCTGACTACAGAATGATATTTATATTCTTCTATAATAATAGTAACCAAACCACTATTTGTGGTATATTGATCTATACTATCGTATAAAAACCTATAAAGGTCGGTATAGTCGCTTAAATCAGCATCTGCTATGATTTGGCGTATTGTGTTGAATGTGTTTGATTTCGGTTTTTTAAACGCTTCTAATATTTGGTTCTTGTAATCATCTGATATAGTTATAGAACTATCTAACTTAATCTCACCATTAACTGTGTACTTCTGACACGCATTAATAATGCGTCTAAAATCAGGATAGAATTTCTTAATTATGTTCACAACATCTTCTGATGTGTGTTTAATATTTTCAATATTTAATATATTGTCTATATGTTGGGCTATAACTTTTTTAGATGGTGGTTCTAGGTCAAATTCTTGACACCGGCTACGAAGTGGTTCAATTAAGCGTTCTGGATAGTTACCGGTTAATATGAATCGAGTATTTATACTATATGTTTCCATCATGTTAAGCAACATCACCTGTGATGCTTGAAGAATATGAGTAGCCTCATCTAGTATTACTATTTTAAGTGGTTTAAATGAACCGGCAGATGCAAACGAACCAACCTTATCTCTCATAACATCCATACTTCGTTCATCCACAGCATTGATAAATAACGAATCACAGTTAATGTTATTCATTAATATTTTAGCTAATGTTGATTTACCAGAACCAGGACGTCCAGCTAATAAGATATGAGGTATATCTTGATTATCTATAAATTCTTGAAATTTGGCTCTGTTTTCATCTGAGCAAATATAGCCTTTTAAAGTATCAGGACGATATTTCTCGTTTAGAATAAAGTGGATTTTCTTTCCCATTATTTATTATATTTATTTCTATTTCCTATAATATCAATATAACCTAAAGATTTTGCTATCTCACTGGTTTTAAAGAGAGGTTGTAAATTTGTGTAATTAAAGCATTTTTCTTGTTCTTCTAATTTAGTTAAATCAAATTTAGAACAAGCTTCTTTATGATCTAACTCCCAAATACTACCCCAATTGCTCCAATTCATTTCAGGTAAAA